CATCTTCGCAATAGGCAAACGATAGGCATCAGGATCATTCGTACCGCCACGATTCACAAAGAGAAACGCTTGCGCATATCGCTCCATATCAGGATCATCACCTAGGATCTTGCGGGCCTCCCGTTTGGTAAAACCCCATCCTGTATCTTTGGGCGCAAGCTCAAGATCTTTATATCCATAAATGAGGTGCTTCTGTTCTTTGTCATCCTCGGCATTGCTCAACGGGTGCTCATCGGGCAATAGATCGGTGTCGTACGGGCGCCGCCTATATTTACCTGTTCTCAAGGCATAGAGCAAACCATTGACGCGCGCCATTCCCCACTGTTGGGCACTGGATACCGAGGGTCTGACACTCTCAGGGTTGCCATGGTAGGCGGCCAACCCTCGATGATACGACACAGCGAGATAGTTGCTATTGGTTAGCTTTTTCTTTGGGTTGTCGCCATACTTCTCATTGTGGTCAGAGGCCTTTTTTTTTAAGGCTTTTTGTGTTGAGGCGGGCAATGCCTCCATTGCCTCTTTTGCGTTGCTCTTCTTTCCAAGATCAGCCTGCTTGCTTTCTGTCGAGATAGCGCGCAGGATCATCTCCATGGCGCGCACGTTTTGCCCTTCTTCATCACCAACATCCTCGGCGGGTGATTCCCTCTCATCAGCGGCCACCAGCGGCGAGTCCTCCATGCCCTCGTATTGGTAGGCATCACCTGCATCCATACCGTTGAGGATATGTTTTGTTATGCGGTCAAGCTGTGCATTTCTGATGTCTTGCAATGCCTCAACACCTGAGTAATCCACCTCAACCCGTAGATCCTTATCAAAGCGCTTTGCAATCTGTGTGAGCAGGAATGATAATCGTTTGCCTCTCTTTGTCTGTACTTCCCAATAGTTCTGTGCCTGTTGGCGGCTGACGGCAAAATTAGCCGAATTATCACCGAGCACACTCGGCGGGACGCCGAAAACGGCTGAAATTGCCTGCCTTGTGTAGTCGCGTACAGATTGGAACTCGAGATCCCTCGGGGATATTTGTAGCGGATCGATCTTTACCTGCCCACTGAGCACCATTGCACCGCCCTCACTACTCATGCCGCGATAAGCATCGAGTATGGCTCGCCTTTGCTCATAATCCCATATATCCGCCTCATCAGCAGGCGATATGAGTATATCAGGACGGCCCTTTTTTGCACTGTCGCTTGCAAGCTTTTGAGCGCTTATATCTGCACTGATCTCACGTTGTAGGGGTTGCACACCACCGACACCATAAAGAGAGTTAACACCCGCCGCCCATGATGCACTTTGCGCATATACAACACGATCGATCCCATACTCCACAACCGCACCGCTATCTTCAAACTCAAAGCCCTTTATACCAATCACAGGATCGGTGATTATCTTGGTCTGCTCAGGATGTAGCCTAAACAATGAGGTAGGGATATCAGTAGATCCGGCGAGCAATACATAGCACCCACCGCTCAACATGAGATCAACAATCAATTGCTCACGAAACGAGAAGCCATCTTTATAGGTGGAAGGCTGATCCATGAGATCGAGGAAGGGATGATCATCAACAATCTCGCTCTTATCACCTTTGCCTCGTATGAGCTTGATCGGCAACGCGGCAAGATCTTGTGATGCTCTTGACACAGCAGCATAAACATATCCATGAGAAGCAAACGCAGCCATGGAGAGTTTTGCGGGATAGGGGTTTGGCGCACCTTGAGACCGTGACCAATCAGCACCGTGCGCGGGCCTCTCGGGCTTCTCGACAGGCTTCGCAAAGGCTTTGGTGATAGGGGAAAAGATACGCGCCCAAAAGGACAAGGGCTTTGCAGGTAGATCAGACATAAACACCTCTCATGCCAAATATAGCACGATCGAGGCACCATTGCCCAAATACACAAAAGCCCGCTCAAGGCGGGCAATATAAAGCGGTTGGTTGGTTGTTATGCTTGGTATGTGTATTCTATAGAGATCACTTTGTATGTGTGGGTTGCGCTCTTGTATGTCTTGCCGATCACTCTTTTGTCTTGTGCTTTTGAAGATGTGAATATGTCTTGAACTGTAATGCCTTTGAGAATACCGCTTGTTATTTCTTTTGTTACTGTGACTTTGTACATTGTTTTTCCTGTGTGTTGGTTGGTTATGTCATTATATTATATTGAAAGAATAAGACCGTCAAGATCTTTTTTAATCTTTTTTTAATCTCGCATCATATCCCGCGCCTGTAGTCGCTCAAGGCCTGATCGATAATCATGCTCGTCATAATCGAACATAGCCTTGATTTCTTCAGCCGGTAAAGCATTGTCTTTGATGATTGCTCTCATGAGGTCATCACAACCGCTCTCACCATGAGCACCTTTGTATGCAATGACCTGATTACGCAAAAGAGATCGCTGTGCAATAATCTCAAGCTGTAACTGTACCAATACATCAAGCCCTCTATTGAGCTTTTTGATGCTCGCCAATATGCGCAATTCTAAAGTTTGCGGATCCTCATAGTCAATCTTTCTCATTTCAAACCTCCAAATAATGATAGCTGTGCATTCTCTCGCTTATACTGTTCTTTCGCCCATTGCACGCGACCCTCAATGATTGGTATGTAATCATCAGTCATCTCCATACCCACAACATCAAAACCCTCAAGGATACCCGCCATAAGTGTTGTGCCACTACCGGCAAAAGGATCGAGTATTGTAGATCCTCTCTGACCACCAACCAACCTACAACACCACCTCATCAGTTTGAGAGGCTTTACGGTCGGGTGATAGTTATGGATAGGCTCTTTATAGTTTGCGCCTGAGTATGGATTGTTACCGTCACCATAAGACCCCTCAAGACCCGCCGATCCTTCTTTGCGGCCTGTTAGCTCTGATCTGGTCTTGCTCTGAAGATGATCAAGACCCTCCTCTCGTTCAGATCGTGATGCTTTGGCGCATTGATAAAGGTTTGCGGGCCAGCGGCCTCGAGCACCATCATACACCCTCTCTTTTCTGTCGGTGTTCGCCCAGTTATACGATGTACCGCTCGCCTCTCGCCCCTTATCCACAAAAGACCTCGCCTCCTCTTGAGGCCCAACCCAACACGGATCACCACAACCAAAGCGACACCCATCTATATTGAGCGCACCTGTGCCATGCTTGAGCACGTTTTGTGCAATGGTCAAACCCTTCTCAAGAGGCTTGCGTAAGAGAAGCGCAGGCTCAACAGCGGGCTTGAGTGCGGTACCAAAACCATCCCATCTTTGTGCATCTTGTGTTGCGGGTTTTGTGATCTGCGCTTTTTTATCCGCATCGCACTGCCTGAATTTAGAATATGCGATTTGATCGTGATTACATACAATTCGATGCCTCGACCTATCTATACCCACAACCTCACGCACCGCACCCGCCTCACGATCGATCGCCTTGCTTATATCGTGCGACTTTGGGAATCCACTGAAATAACACCAGTGAAGCATATCTCGCACGCGCCATCCGCCCTTTTGTGCCGCCATACCCAAAGCGCACACTGTACGCGTTGAGGAGAAAGCGATCATATGACCACCATGCTTTATCACCCTCAAACACTCAGCAAAGAAGTTGTGACATGGAACCGCACTATCCCAACTCTTCCCCATAAAACCCTTTACATTGTGCCCTTCTTCAAGGTCGGCCCATGTCCTCATGATACCATCACCACTCATGCCATAAGGCGGGTCTGTGATAATAGCATCAATGCTATTTGAGGGTAAACCCCTCAATAAATCCATACAATCACCATGTAAGATCTTTGCGGTTGGCATGTCGGCCCATAAGTTTTCTGTCATTTTGTTTCTCCTTGTGTGTTTAAATGCCGCACATACCCCATTTTTTGCACGTTGGCGGCTCGGTATCAAATAGTGCGTATTGTTTCCCGCCTCGAGATGTCTTTGACCAATCAACAGCTTGATATATTGACATCAGGCGAAACATTGTAACGGTTTTGCCTCGGTGGTCGCTCACATACTCTTCAATGCGTTTGATGATGGCTGTTCTTTTGTTATCCAAATTTTTTAAATCTCTTTTATTTGCATAAATACAAGGGTAACAACCAACCCTATTGTAACCATTTAAATAGAGCGGGTTAGGTGGTGCGGCCCATCTGGCATGTATTGCTCGCACATCTTCAAACCTCCACTTGAGGATAGGGCGCCATGTATAGCAATCAAAATGATCAAACCACTCCCACTCGCTCATAGTTGACCTTTTGCGCCCTTCCTCATGCCTGATGCCCACTACATTGATCGGATCGTCTAGCTTGTTTAAGTATTTTGCTATAGGATCAACCTTGAGGCGAGGAGTGCAAAACTTGCGCCTTGCATTGGGTATACACATCTCTTTTATTACCAATCGAACAAATGAAGATTTAAACCCTAAACCTCTCTCGATGCTCTCTACAAATGATTTATGCTCATCGGCAACATCAACATGATGTGCAACCCGCTCCACTTTACCGATCAAACCCTCAAGCTGATCAATGTACTCATAAGTGGTTGGATGTTCCCACCCTGTATCAGCAAAGACCCTTTTGAATGGATAACCGTACTCTAAAAAGTGAAGGCATACCGCTAGCGAGTCTTTGCCACCACTCACACCAACCACAAGATCGGATCCTTTCTCTTTCCATTCCATTATCTACTCCTGTGTTTAGTGAATCTGTACAAAAAGGCGCACTCGTACCTCAAGGCATCGAGCCCATGATCAAAGGCTTTCTCAGGTTTGTCTTTGCCTTTTGTTTTACTCCATTTGTACTTCCTAAATTCCTTGATCAGTTCTTTGCAGGTGTTGAACACCACGAGCGCGGGCTTACCCTCGGCATCGAGCTTGAGTCGATCCTTGACGAGGTTTATCGTTTCCATCACACCGTAATGTTTAGGTGCGGCCTTGGTATGTAATCCTAATTCTCTCGCCATCAATAATCGCCCGTCTTTGCTCTCAGGATCTGCCACGATCCACCGCACAGGAGGATCTTTTGCACCCAATGCTTTAATCATTCGCCCGTTCTCAAGGGTGGTTTTTTCTGTCTTGAAATACTCGCGGTAAACATAGAGCACATCCCTATCCTGATCGTGTGCGATCCATAGACATGCAAAAGGGTTACGGACTCCAAAGTCTATACTCATCGATCGAGGCCATTCCTCAGGGATCTCAAAAGGTTTGCATACATGCACAGCGCGATCAAACTCAGGATATACGAGGCCACTTTGAGAGGTAAACATACCAAAGAGGCGCGCGTTTTGTGATGCCTCACTGAGATGAGAAACCGCTCTCCTGAGCTTATTGCTCGATATGTACGGATTATCCAAACCACTCAGCGCATAACGATCAAAGCCTTGTGGCGGGTTATCTACAAAAAAGTCGTACATGAAAGAGAGGCCTTTGAGCGGTGTTGCTGTAATCAAGCACTTGCCCTTTGTGTCCACAGTACGCAACATGCACTCCTCAAAAACCTCCACTGTTGGCTCCTCATCGAGCCATATCGCTTTGACCGATGCGCCTTGGAACTTCTCACGGCCCGCATCAACAGACAAAGACACGATCCGGCCACCATTCGGCAGTTTTAAAGATGCCCGATCCTGTGCCCGCCATCGCGTGTATTTTGTGCCTTGAGGTGCGTATTGCTCGAGCTTTGGCCGCCCATACTCAAGAGCATCACCATAGCTCAAGGCGGCATACCATACCGTTTGAGGTTTGCGCTGTATAAGATCATGAGGTAGATCGTTGAGCTTCAACCACTCACGCACCCACCACGCATCCCTGCCAGCGGCAATAGCGATCGCAACCTGTGCACCAAATTGCGTCTTACCTGCTCTGTTTCCACCCGTACACAAAAAGGCCTCCTGTACGTTTCCAAACCTGATGGCGGCCTCTCTTTGTGAGGTGCGCTCCTCGGTGATGTCACAGGCATCACACCGATACGTACCGAGGCCGATCATGCGCATGGGCTGACCACAACCACGAGGCCGATCACTCTTTACACCAAAGCCATCCCACCGATGACAATAAGGAGCCCAAAGACGCGACACCGCAAGAGGATACCCTCTCACAATGTCCATCAATTGTTGACGTGCACTTTGTAGACTCATGGCAACAGCCCACTTTTGATAATACACTCAAAGACGTATTGAGAGCATTGGGGTACAATGGCATTCCCTAGGGCTTTAAGGCGGTGTGATCGATCGGGAATCCCATCATCCACTCGACAAAATGCGGATGGATGCGGATGCCTTTGCCAGTAAGACCTTTCTTTACTGATATTGTTTCTTTCTTTGTTGTTTGCGATTGTGATAAATTGCTTTGATAAACCAAAGCATCCACTATTGTATAAGTTCTCTCTCTGCCGTCTTTTATATGCCTCGTGTACATCCCCCTTCCCTCTTGCGCTAATCTTATAACTCTTTCTCTGCGCTCTTCGCTCTGCCTCATCTGAGCGGTTGGGGTAGGCAACACAAAACCATCGCTCTCGTAGATGACACGCTCCTCGCTCACGAGCGGATACAATCGACCACTCCGCATCGTACCCGATCGCGGCAAGCGATCCAATGACATCGACTCCGCCCAATCGAACGATATTTGCAACGTTCTCCAAGACGAGGATTCTCGGTTGTAAGTCGCGAGTAATTCGCCACACTTCCCACCAAAGACTCGATTTTTTACCCTCATATATCCCCTTTTGCGCACCGCTTAGAGATAGATCTTGACAAGGAAAGCCCGCCATAACCACATCCACAGGTGCAACATTGTCTTTTGTTATATTTCTCACGTCGTTATATATCTTTGCCTTTGACCAGTGTTTTTTAAGCACCTTTTGACAGAACAAGTCCTTCTCAACCTGCCACAAGGTTTGGTGAGATATGCCCGCCTCATCAAAAGCCATCGATGCACCAAGCTCAAACCCGCCGATACCCGCAAAGAGCGATCCCATCCTAACCATTGCCCGATCTCCACCGCTCAAGAGTTTGTACAATGCGACTATAAACCCGCTTCTCATCCTCTTGCATACGAGGCGCATAATACCGAGCAATAGGCCACAGGAGATCTTTGTGCGGTGGATAGCCGTAAGACCACCGCCGAGCACTTGCGCGCCTTACACCAACCTCTTGAGCTAACACACCGACATCAAACTCGACCACCATAAGATCGACAAAGCCGGCAAAAAGATCCCGCAGAGCAAGACACCTCGCGGATGGGTTTTTCTTTTTATAGGCCTTGTGCGGCTTACGAGGCGGTGGTGGTGGAACCGATGTCACGAGGAGGTCTTGTCTAAATGATCTCCTCATTGAGTACCACCATCAAACGCGCTTTTGAGCGTAGCCACAACCGGCAAGCCGTGAAGGGTGACATGCTCAATACTGTCTATCGTGCGGGCTTCTTTACCCGCACTCTTGATGGTTATCTTGATCGGCATTTCCTTGGTTGCAGTCATAGTTACAAACGTACAGCTTTGATCGCTGTGCATATATGTCACAGGATCAGCAACACCCAAAGACCTAAGCACCGCCACAATTGGAGCGCACGATACAGAATCCGCACCATGATACCGAGCCTTGAGATGTCGCTCAAAGCGCTCTTTGTGTAGCTTGTCCATAAGCGTATTGAGGTGCTCATCGGACATGGTGGAAACGTCATCAGTAAAAAGAGGGGTTTGTACCTGCCTCACTGGTTGATCAACCCATTGCTCGCGGATGATAACATTTTCAATATTTAGGCTCTTGTGCCACACAACCGTACGCACCCTCATATGGTAAGAGGCGAGCACCGAAGCACTCCAAACATGATATTTTCGATCAGCAAAACCGATGAGCCCTTGAGATGCAAGATGATATGCTGCCGCCCAAAACGATCCATTATGCCTGCCGTTTTTGTTACAGATGTCTCTGAGGGTAAAATGCTGGTCTTGCGCGGCCTCGAGTACGGTTAGGATTTTTTTCTCTGCATCAGCAGACGATCGACCTCGTGTTACGAGGTCAGCTGTTATTTTTCGATTGATCATAGTTACTCCTTGTGATCGTTGGTTGGTCTAATCTTCGTCGAGATCGATGGTCGGTCCACTGATAAGCTGCTTCATACCCTGCTCATATTCAGCCATAAGAGCACGAGAATCAATAGCATCAACATCGATCGTAATCTGTATGGGTGGAGGCCCGTCTTTTGTAAGACCATGACAGCGCTCAAGGAGCCATGCGGCGGCCTGCCATTGTGTCAGAGACGCCTCTTTGATGGTATCCAATAGCTTGAGCGCACCCTCGGCGCGTGCCCGCTCAAACTTGCGCAAAAAGGCTCGATATGGCTTTTTGCCCTGCTTACCGTAATCGATCCATCGGTAAAGGGTTGAGGGATCAATGCCCGCATAATGTGCCGCCATATCTTTTGTATGGCCTTTTGATATAGCCTCGATGATACGAGAGACAATGAGGTTATCATGTAGTTTGAGAGGCTGACCCATTATCCCAGTGCCTCTTTGATACATTGGCGCACCGCCTCGCCGCGTGAGATGCCGTTTTTTGATGCGTATTGTGTGACCTGTGCGAGCATCTCTTCTGTCATAACAATCGAGATCTTTGGTGATGCTTTGCCCTTGTTAGGTCT